ACGAAGAAGCTGAAGAGTTTTTTGAGTTTAACGTACTGGGTTCGTGGGTGGGAGAACAAACTCCCATGTTTGTAGACCGTGAAGGAGTGGATACGTAATGGCTAAAACCGTCTTTGACGTGCTGAACGACAAACTTACAGAGCAGAAACGCTCTAGCGAAGAATTCTTAGTTTCGGGTGGTCCCAAAGACTACGCGGGGTATAAGGAGGTGTGTGGTGTGATTCAAGGTCTAAACATTGCACTTAGAGAAGTAGGCGACCTTTCGCGTAATAATATGGAAGACGAAGATGACTGAAACAATAACCGTTAGTGGGGTCAGCGCTACTGCTGAAACAACACCCACAATGACTGCGTTAGAACGAAAAAGAAACGAGCGTATTGAAGTAGAAACAGTAAAAGAGGCAGAGCTAGAAGCCTCTATACCTAAACCTGTGGGCTACAGGGTGCTTATTGCCTTGCCTAACGTCGAAGATACTTTCGGGGAAAGCGGGCTTGTTAAGGCAGAATCTACCCGTCGAGAGGAATATATCCTATCTACTGTTGGGTCTGTACTTGATATGGGTAAAGAAGCTTACAGTGATAAAGAGCGTTTCCCTACTGGGCCTTGGTGCAAAGTAGGCGACCATGTGATGTTCCGAGCCAACACCGGTACGCGTTTTAAGGTTGGTAATCAGGAATTTCGCTTAATGAATGACGACTCTATTGAAGCCGTCGTAGACGATCCGCGAGCTGTTTCGCGAGCATAAGGAATAGACCATGCCTAGACAAAACGTAGAGTTTGAGTTTCCCGATCCTGATAAAGACGAAGCAACTCAAGAGGTTGAAGTAGATGTTATGGAAGAAGACGCGCCCCTTGAGATAGAAGGTGCTGTGGGTCGAGAAGACATGAAGTCCGCTAAAGATAAAGATGTTATTAAAGCGGGCGAAGTAGAAATTGAAGTGGAGGACGATACTCCAGAAGCCGACCGTGGGCGAAAGGCATCCCCGCCACCAAAAGAAGTGACCGAGGGGGAGTTAAAAGATTATTCCGATGTGGTTAAAAACCGTATTAAGAACTTAAGTAGGGGTATTCACGACGAGCGTAGGGTTAAAGAAAAAGCCCTTCGAGAACGCAACGCGTTAGAAGATTATGCTAAAAACCTCATAGCTGAAAATAACAAGCTAAAAGGTACGGTTGATAAGAACCAAGAAACTTTGCTTGCGCAGGCTAAGCAAACGGTAAAAGGAGAACTAGCCGCAGCAAAAAGACAATATAAGGACGCGTATGAGGCAGGTGACTCAGATGCTATTGTTGATGCTCAAGAGGCTATAGCTACAGCTAAAATACGAGGGGATAAGGTAGCAAGTTTTAAACCTGCGCCTTTACAGAAAGAAGAAACTCCTGTACAAGTACCTCAACAACCTACTGAAACTCAAGAATTTCGTGATAAGCAAGCGGTATCTTGGGCGGAAGAGAATTCTTGGTTTGGTGAACAAACTCCCAACGGGTTAGAAATGACCGCGTTTGCACTGGGGTTAGACGCTAGACTTAAGGAAGAGGGGGTAGACCCCCAATCAGATACTTACTATGAGAAGATTAATTCTCGTATGCGACAAGTATTTCCCGATCAATTTGATGACGGGATAGAGGATGAACCAGAAGAGACAAAGAGAAAATCTAGCAATGTGGTTGCACCCGCTACGCGGAGCACAGCGCCTAACAAAATTAGGCTCACACAATCACAAGTTGCTATCGCAAAAAAACTTGGAGTCCCACTGGAAATATACGCCAAACAGGCTGCTGCATTAATGAGGAAACAATAATGACTCAGAATCGACAAAATAGAGACACGGAAACCCGTGAGCAAACTGTACGTAAGAAGGCGTGGGCGCGGCCAACAGTGCTGCCTGATCCTATTCCTCAAGACGGTTACAAGTTCCACTGGGTTCGCGTAAGTACTATGGGTCAACCTGATTCTACTAACGTTTCTTCAAAATTACGTGAAGGTTGGGAGCCAGTACGTGCAGAAGACCACCCCGAGATATTTAGTGACGCCGTTGATGACGTGCGTTTCAAAGATAATGTCATTGTTGGTGGGTTAATGCTATGTAAGGCCCCAATAGAACTCGTTGCAGAACGTACTGAGTACTACGAAAAATTAACGGAGTCTCAAATGCAATCTGTTGACCAAGGTCTTATGCGCGAAAACGATCCTCGTATGCCCCTATTTAACGATAGGAAGACGAAGGTTACTTTCGGCAAAGGAAATTAACTTTATTTTAGGAGTTTAAAATGGCTTATCCAACAGTCAGTGCTCCCTACGGTTTTCAAGCAATTAACCGCGTAGATGGTACGCCTTATGCAGGTCAAACTCGCCTTATTCCTATAGCGAGCACCTACAATACGGCTATCTTTGCAGGTGATTTGGTTAAAATCGTGGCGGCAGGCACAATCGAGAAGTTCACTGGCACTACTACTGGCTCCCCTTCGGGCGTCTTTGTAGGTGTTCAGTACGTCAATTCAGTGAGCCAGTTTACACCGGCTCAGTACTACCCCGGCACTAGCGTTACAGAAGCTTTTGCTATCGTAGTTGACGACCCACTAGCGGCCTTTAAAGTCGCTGTCACTGCTGCTAACAGCTCCATGTCTTCGGCGGCTCGCGCTGCTGTAGGTTCTAACATGTCTGTTTTGGTAGGTACGGGTGACACCGCTACTGGAAACTCTGGTGCGTCAGTACTAGCAGGGTCTGAAGCTACTACCGCAGGTCTAGTTGTGCGCGTTATTGACACAGTAGATGAAACTAAAACCGCTGCTGATGCTTTTGTAGAGATAGTCGTAAAGATTAATCTGCATCAGTACAACAACACAACTGGCGTATAAGGAGACTAGCAAATGGCTATTTCAAGAGCGCAACTCCTTAAGGAGCTACTACCGGGTCTAAACGCCCTATTTGGTCTCGAATACGAAAAGTATGGCGACGAGGCCGCTGCAATCTTTGAAACCGAGTCTTCTGATCGGTCTTTCGAGGAAGAAACTAAGTTGTCAGGTTTCAGTGCCGCACCTGTTAAAGGTGAAGGTTCTGCAATCGAGTATGACAATGCGCAAGAAGCGTGGACTGCTCGTTACACTCACGAGACAGTTGCAATGGGCTTCTCGCTCACTGAAGAAGCAATCGAAGATAACCTCTACGATTCACTCTCTTCACGTTATACAAAGGCACTAGCCCGCGCTATGGCGTACACTAAGCAAACCAAAGGTGCTGCTATTCTTAACAACGCCTTTGCTGCCGGTACTACGTACGGTGATGGACAGCCACTATGTTCGACTGCTCATCCTCTTGTATCTGGCGGTGTAAACTCAAACACTCCTGCTGTTGCTGCTGACCTTAACGAGGCTTCACTAGAAGCTGCCGTTATTCAGATAGCTGGTTGGACTGATGAGCGCGGTCTGCTTATTGCAGCTAAACCTACTAAGCTTGTTATCCCACCTGCGTTGCAATTCGTTGCTACTCGTTTGTTGGATACCAATCTTCGTGTCGGTACAGCGGATAACGACATCAATGCCATGAACAACAACGGTACAATTCCGGGTGGTTACACAGTTAACAACTACCTGACTGATACCAATGGTTGGTTCTTGATGACGGACATTCCTAACGGCCTGAAGCACTTCGTTCGCTCTGCTATGAGTAATAGCATGGACGCAGACTTCGATACAGGCAATAGTCGCTATAAGGCTCGTGAGAGATACAGCTTCGGCGTATCTGATCCACTGGGCATCTTCGGCTCACCGGGCGCTTAATAAGCAAACGGTATTTAGCTTGGGGGCTTCGGCCCCCTTTCTTTGTTGTTTCAAGTTCCCCTTGAAGCTTGGCCCGTCCTAACCGACGGGCTTTTTTATTTGTGCATTACAGAAATAAGTGTTATATACTGAACGCATCCCGGGAATCATCCGGTGCTTCTGACAGTCCCGGCTGACGACATGCAGACAGAGCACCCCATCACTCGCATGTGAGGAATATCAAAATGGCTAGAACCACATTCTCCGGTCCCGTCCGCTCGTTAGCTGGATTTATCAGCGCGGGTGTTAAAAACCAAGTTACCCTAGTTGCCGGTCAAACTCTGACTGTTGAACCTGTCACTAACAATGTGACAGGCGTAACTGTTGTCGGTAATGCAGGCAAAATGAACATAACAGGCTTTGACCTTGCGGGCGGAGCAAGCACTTTAACTCTCCCCCTTGTTAGAGATGCAACTCCAACCGACGCTACAGACCCCGATCAAAATAATAACTTTGGTGCGGTAATTAAAATCTTTTTAGGCAACACTCTAGCCAATGACCTTGTTATTAGCTGTCAAGGTGACGACAAGCTTACTGGCACAGCTTTAATTATGGGCGCGGCAGGCGCGGTAACTGGATTTACTACTAATGCTAATTTCTCAGACGTGAATGTCACATTAAACGGCACCACAAAAGGTGGAATAGTTGACACTGTTGTCACGTTTACTTCTGTGGCCGAGGACAGATGGTTTGTAGAAATGGTAGGCGTAGGCTCTGGTACAACTGTAACGCCTTTTAGCTAAAGTTTAATTTAATCAAAGACTTAGGAGACTATTATGTCTGATAAAATATTTGGAATACCTGTAGGTGGAGCAGAAGCTCCTGTAAAAGTAGCTAAAGCTCCTGAAAAGAAAGCAGCTAAAGCAGCTAAAGCGGCTTAGCCAATAAACTACTTACTTTTAAGGAGTAATTTATGGCTGATACAATAACGACGCAAATAATCCAAGATGGCAGCAAACAGGCGATCATTAAGGTTACTGCGGTTGTAGGCAATACAGACGTAGTAACTAGCACAATGGTTGATGTTTCTACGTTATCGGTTGATCCGGTTAGCCGTAGAGCTTGTACTGGTGCCGTTCTGGCAAAGCTTACTTATGTCGGTGTTGGTGTAGGGGTCAAACTAGAATGGGATGCGAATGCTAACGTCCTTATCTTTGACCTGCCCGTGAACTGGACAGAGGACTATGATTTCTCTGACTATAGCGGTATACCCAACAACGCTGGGACTGGTAAAACTGGCGACATCGTAGCTACTACGGTATCTCCATCTGCCGGGGATACCTACACCTTTATATTTACTGTGAACAAGCAATATGGCTAAGCAAGTAGATAAGAAAGCGATGGCTTGTAATAAGCCAAGACGAACTCCGTCCCATGCTAAGAAGTCTCATGTAGTTAAGGCTTGTGAGGGTGGGAAGGAGAAAGTTATTCGCTTTGGTGAACAAGGTGCTAGCACTGCTGGTAAACCCAAGTCCGGCGAGTCTGCCAAGATGAAGGCTAAGCGCAAGTCGTTTAAGTCCCGTCACGGTAAGAACATCGCTAAAGGCAAAATGAGCGCAGCCTACTGGGCTGACAAGGTTAAGTGGTAGGAGAATAGATATGCCAAAAGGTGGACAGAAACAGGAAAAAAAGGTAAAGCGGAAAAACAAAAAAACTGCGGCGAAACTTAATGAAGAGCTAAAAGCTAAGCAAGAAAAGTTGGGATTCCGCAACAGCCTCCGTGACAAGTATGGCGCTAAGCTAGACGACCCTACTTTTACCTTAGTTACCCCCAATAAGCAGGACACTATTGGACTTAAGTCAGGCGGTAAAATCCGTGGCTACGGCATGGCTCGTGGCGGTAAAGTTTGCAAGATGCGCTAATGCCGAGCAAAAGCAAAGCACAACATAACTTAATGGCGGCAGTAGCGAATAACCCTAAGTTCGCCAAGAAAGCGGGCATCCCGCAAACGGTAGGAGCAGATTACATGAAGGCAGATAAAAAAGTTATGGAGTACAACATGGGTGGCCCGCTAAAAATGGTAGAGAAGGGCGGTAAGAAAGTCCCATTCTACGCGGCTGACGGCGTAGGCAAGATGAACATGGGCGGTACGGTTATGCCATACAAAGCTGGTGGCTTTATAGGTGACGGAATTGCTATCCGAGGTCGAACTAAAGGCCGAATGGTATGATGAAGTGCCGGGGTATGGGCAAAATGAAGCCCGTAGCGTTTAAGAAGGGCGGTACGGTCAAAGACGACTGTTACCGCAAGGTGAAGGCATCTTATAAAGTCTTCCCTTCTGCGTACGCCTCGGGTGCTATAGCCAAGTGCCGAAAGAAGAAAGCTAGTGGCCGTTCGTAAAACCGAGAAGGGCAAAGCCCTAAAGCGCTGGTTCAAAGAAGACTGGAAAGACGTCAAAACAGGCAAGGCTTGCGGACGTAAAAAAGGAGACAAACGAGGAACGCCATACTGTCGTCCTACGAAACGAGTCTCTAGCAAAACACCTAAGACATCAGGTGAAATGACAGCGGCAGAAAAGAAGTCCCGTGTAGCGCAGAAGAAGCGTTTAGGGCAACCGGCAGGGAAACCTAAGCGTGTAGCACCGCTTAAAAGGAAGAAGAAATAATGGCGACATCTGGTACAGCTACATTCAACATGGACTTTACCGAGATTGCGGAAGAAGCGTGGGAACGTGCTGGTAGAGAAATGCGTTCTGGTTACGACCTTCGCACAGCTCGTAGGTCTATGAATTTGTTGACTATTGAGTGGCAGAACCGTGGTATTAACATGTGGACTATCGAGGAAGGTACGAAAAACCTCGTAGAAGGCACCGCCACATACGACCTGCCCGCCGATACAATAGACCTACTAGAGCATGTAGTTCGCACAGGGGACGGTAACGTAACCACGCAGTCTGATTTAAACATTACGCGCATCAGTGTTTCTACCTACTCCAGTATCCCTAACAAATTAAGCCAAGGTCGTCCCATACAGATTTATGTAGACCGTGGAGAAGCTAACCCCTCTGTAACTGTGTGGCCTGTACCAAACCAAGGTACTGCACTTGCACCTTACTACGTGCTTAAGTACTGGCGGATGCGCCGTATACAGGATGCAGGAACAGGCGTTAACACCGCCGACGTTAGTTTCCGTTTCTTGCCCTGCCTTGTTGCAGGACTTGCGTACTATATATCCCAAAAAGACCCTGAACTGATGACTAGAATACCTATGCTACAGGCCGAGTATGAGCGTCAGTTTGAGCTAGCCGCAGGAGAAGACAGAGAGAAAGCAACTCTTAGCTTGGTGCCGCGTATACATGGCGTGAGGTAAGCATGAGCTACACGTATGCGTCTGGGCAAAAAGCAATCGCAATATGCGATGTATGCGGCTTCCAGTACAGACTACGGCAGCTTAAAGAGCTGATTGTTAAAGGGAATAAAACTAACATCAGGGCTTGTCCTGAGTGTTGGAACCCGGACCAACCGCAGCTTATGTTAGGTACGGTCCCAGTTCAAGACCCTCAAGCTATACGTAACCCACGGTCAGACTCTGCGGAGTTAGTAGCAAGTAGGGATATTCAGTGGGGTTGGAACCCAGTAGGGCTAAGCGACCCCTTTGGAATTACACCAGACAATTTGGAAGCCATAGGTGTTGTAGGGCAAGTTACGGTATTATCGACTAGTGGAACAATTCCGGGGGGTGTAAATGTTTCAGGTGTAGCAGCTACAGCTTCAGCAGGATCAGTAACAGTAACAGTACCTGCTTTTACTACCTTTGCTATAACGGTAGCTAATCCGGGTGCAGGAAACAGATATTACGTAGATAGTGTGTTGCAAGCTACGTTAGCTTTGAGCGAAGGCAGCACATACAGATTGGACCAAAGTAACGGCAGTAATAGTAGCCATCCGTTGAGGTTTTCTACAACGTCTGACGGAACACACGGAGGGGGTAGTGAATACACTACTGGAGTAACTATTAGCGGAACACCGGGCAATGCTGGAGCGTACACGCAGATAATTGTGGCAAGCGGAGCACCTACTTTATATTATTACTGCACAAACCACTCAGGAATGGGCGGTCAAGCCAATACACCGTAAGGAGCCAAAAATGAAAATGAAGTCAAGATCAAACGTAAAAGTACCCAAGGTTATCGAGTTCCCGAATGAGCCTACAATGTACAAAGTAGACACTTGCAACCAACCGCCTAAAGATATGAAGACTAGTGGTATTAAAGTTCGTGGCACAGGTGCTGCTACTAAAGGGCTTCTTGCTCGTGGACCAATGGCCTAAGAGGGTTAGCTGGTGAATTACACCGAGCTTAAAGTAAATATTGAGGACATCTGCGAGCAGTCGTTTACGGACGACCAAATGGCTATGTTTACTCAGCAGGCAGAGCAGAAGATATATAACACTGTTCAGATTCCTGCGCTGCGTCGAAATCAAACCGGTCTTTTAACTATAAATGACAAATATTTAATATACCCAACAGATTTCTTATACACGTTTTCTTTGGCCGTTATTGACGCTCAAGG